GGGTGTGGGATAAGATTTCACCGACTGGACACCTCAACGCGAAAAAGCGCCCAATGAAAAAACTAGAGGATGTTGTGGTTTTTTGCAATGGAACCACCCCTTACAACCCGCAGGGTCTCGTTTGGAATCCAAGAAAAAAGAGCAGGTCAGCAAAAACAAAGGGTAGCGATTGTTACGGCAAGCATGGTAGTGATAATATCGCTACATGGCAGGGGTATCCCACTGAGCGGATAGAAGTAAAAAACGAAAACGGCCTTCACCCAACTCAAAAGCCTGTAGCACTCATGGAATACCTCATCAAGACTTACACTAACGAGAGTGAAACTGTACTAGACTTCACAATGGGTAGTGGAACTACAGGTGTAGCAGCTAAGAACCTTAAGCGTAACTTTATAGGTATTGAGTTGGATGAAGGCTACTTTAAGATTGCAGAAGAAAGGATCAACCAATGAGCAACCTAAAAGATCGAGCAGAGTTTATCCAGAAGAAGGCCGAAGTCCTAGCCTCACGATACATGAGTGGTCAGGACTACGATGATCTGGTACAAGAGGGTGTACTTGTAGGACTAGAACTCTTGGACAAGGGTATTGAAGACGACAAGAAGTTGGTAGGTGCCATGCGTAGGCGTATGAATGACTTCAAGAACTATGAGAACCGTAGTGTACCTGTACCGTCCACAGGAGGCACCCGTAAGGCTATGGCAGCTATCTCTAGGAGTGACCATAGCCACACAGTCGAATGGCCCCTCCTGCAAGCCCTCACGCAGTCCTACGGGGTATCCCTAGAGGATTGCCACCTAGAAGCTACTCAGGATCACACTACAGATTACGAGGAAGATGATTACCTACAGCATATTATGTTCTTGTTAGAGGAAACCCTTGACACTAGGACCTATGACATGGTAACTGATGTGTACATTCGTGGTATGACTCAAGAGGATGTAGCTAAGGAACTAGGTATCACCCAGACGAGGGTAAGCCAGATTCTTGAGTTTGGGCTACAGAAGCTACGACAAGAGTTAGGGGACTGATATGCCTAAAAGGATTAGACCTGTTAGAGTAGAGGGTAAGACAGCTTATGTCATTTTGAACATGGGTTATGAAGCCGTTGTTGACACTTGTGACCTACCCATTATCGAAAAGTATAACTGGACAGCATTGGTAAAGCAAGATACGATTTACGTGCAGAGGAAGTGTAGAAAGTTTGGTGCTTGTCGGACCACTTACATGCATCGCAGTATAATGGGAGAACCAGAAGGATTTAATGTAGACCATGTTAACGGTAACGGTTTGGATAACAGGAGGTCTAACCTAAGGCTAGCAACAGTCTCGCAGAATGGCTACAACAGGCGTATTAACATAAACAACTCAAGCGGGTTTAAAGGAGTAAGCTGGAACAAAAGCACAGGTAAATGGGTGGCCTATATAACAGTTAACCAAGAAAGAAAACACCTTGGTTCTTTCGATAAAGCAGAGGACGCTCACGCTGCTTACTGTGAAGCTAGTAGAATTTTACACGAAGGCTTTGGTAGAACAAAGTAAAGCGTGTCTTGAGGGCAACACTTAGGATAATACTACACAAACTACCAGCATAAGTGGTAACATGATGTTACAAGACCTTATGAAACCCTAAGAAAAGGACTTATACTTAGGGGAAGGGGTTGACTGTACTATAGTGGTAACTTAAGTGTCTCTTAAGTGTTAAGATACTTGATGAGTATAAACAATACTTAAGTATTACTTGAGTGTTACTTAAGTATGGTCATTAAGATGATTATTAACAGGGTGTAGGAATACTTAAGTATTACCTAAGTACTATTTTTGTAGTTACATGAAAGGAAATATGATGGATGATGCACCTGAAACGATATGGGCAGACTCGCCAGAGATATTTGATGGGTGTGATATTTGGAGGGACAATCCAATAAACCCCAAAGCTATTAAATACCGCCGTGCCGACCTCCCCGCGACAGATGCACAGGCACTGGCTAACCCCAAGGTGCAGGCGTTGGTGGTTAAGGCCAAGAACACGATAAAAAGGTGGGAAAGTCCAAACTGGAAAGACACTAAACATACAGGGGATTATATTTCAGAATTGAAAGCCGCCCTAGAAGCGATAGCTTCGCCATCTATAGCAGCACTAGGCAGCAAAGCTGACGCTTTACAGGAGAACCCCGATGACTGAACGAACTCATCTCAAGTGTCCAGATACTCAAGAATGTAACTCATCAGATGCCTACAGCTTCAATGACACTAAGGGTCAAGGGTTCTGTCATGCTTGTGAATTGAAGACGTGGGTATACAAGGGTGTCCTTCGAGGTAAAAGAGGTAAAGGCGAGACTATGGAATTTAACGAGACTACAGAGGTCTCTAGTGTGATTGAGGACTTCACACCCAAGAATATCTCTAGCAAGCCCACAGGAGGCCAATATGTACCTCTACGGGGCATCACAACAGCTACTATGGAGAAGTTCGGGGTCAAGAGGTTTGAGAAGGTCCCTTACCGTGTAGAGGTTGCCCGTGGGGATTACGAAGATGGTGTCTCTGATGAGTTCCGTGCAGTCTACCCTAGTGGTGCCTACAAAGGCCGTAGGGTCGATCTGGACAAGAGCCATAAGGGTCACTTCTACGCCTCAAGTGGCTTCAAGACTAATGAGTTCTTTGGAATGAATTTGTTTCCTGTAAACTCCTCTAAGATCGTGACGGTTTGTGAAGGAGAATGGGATACGCTTAGTGCTTGGCAGATGTTGTCAGTAGGGTCTTCTTATATTAACCCTGTAGTGTCCCTGCCTAGTGCTACACCTTCAGGTAAGCTATGGGAAAACTGTAAAGGTTGGTTGGATAGCTTCGATAAGATCATCTTGAGTGTAGACAAGGATGAAGCTGGTGATCGTGTAGCTGAGACTATGTTCGACCTGTTCCCTACCAAAGTCTACATCATGGACCACGGTAGCTATAAGGATGCTAATGACTTCCTTGTAGCGGGTGACCAGAAGGCTTACAAGAGTGCTTGGTGGGGTGCTAAGAAGTATTCACCAGCAGGGTTCACAGCCTCCGTAGACGACTGGATGGCAGCTATTGATGGTGAGGACCCTTATGAGTACACACCTACCCCTATTGAGGCTTACAATCGTGTAGGCAAGGGTTTGGTCAAAGGTGGTATCACTGTAGTTAAGGCACCTCCGGGGACAGGTAAGAGTAGCTACCTACGTAAGCTGATGCACGACTTGGTAGTTGACAAGAATAAGGTTGTAGCCTGCCTAATGATGGAAGAGGTCAAGAGTGTCACAGGACGTGCTATGGCTACCTACCAGCTAGGGAAGAACGTCAAGACCAAGGAGGATGCCTCATTCAATGGTGTCTCTGAGGATCAAGTCAAGGAAGCTCTTAAGACAGTCTTGGGTGAAGGTGGGGAACGCTTCATTAGTTTTGATGTGAACCCACAAGACCCTGTAGAGGATACCCTCAAGCAGTGTAAACACGCTATCACTATCTACGGTGCTGAGTATATCTTCATTGACCACCTTCAGCGGTTGGCATACCTCATGGGGACAGACTCCGCTACGTCACACTTGACAGAGCTAGGGGTTAAACTTACAGAGTTAGCTAAGAGACGTAACGTAGGGATCATCTGTATCTCACACGTCAACTCTGAAGGCAAGACTAAATATGCTGGTAGTATCGAAGAGGAGGCCATTGTGATGATCGAAATGAGACGAGATAAGAAGTCTGATGATCTACAAGAACGTAACACTACATACCTTGAGATTACCAAGAACCGACCTTACGCCTTGACAGGACCAGCAGGGATGCTTACTTATGATGTAGATACCGACATGGTGACTGAACGCTTAGGGCCACGAGAGCCTGTATCACAAGGAGATACTAATGACTTTTGAAGAATGGTGGGAAGAGGTTTTTGTAGTTGGTCAGTTCGTTCTTACTAAGGAAGACATGCAAAGGGCCTACGAGAATGGGTTTAACGATTGTCGTGACAAGTGGGGTGGGCTAACATATAAGGAGACGCTTGAGTATGAGAGAGATAGTATTCGACACGGAGACTGATGGCCTTCTGGATACCTGCACTAAGATACACGTGTTATCCTACAGCTACGATGGCACT